CGCCCTCCTGCGAAGTGGACGCGCACGGTCGATGAGCCTACCAGGTCACTGCCCAGGTTATCGACGAAGGCGCGGTACTCACGGTTGCCGACCTGAATGACGATAGGACGCCGGTCTCCATTTGAGGAAGCAGTAGAGCGTGTTCCACCGGCAGAAAGATTGCCCTGGATGGGTTGGGCGAGTTGGGTCGCCGCCTTGGTGACTGAGGGAACGCCAGCAGTCATGCCCTTGGTCAGCATACCCACCATGTTGGGCATCCACTTGTCGGCATCGGCGGCAGGTCCAAATGGTGGCGGCGAGTGAAAACCGAGAATGCCGGTTATTGTCGAGGCTACATTTGAAGCCGCATTACCGATCGCCCCCAGCATGGAATTGATGCCATCGATCAGTGATTGGATGAGGTTTATTCCGAACTGCACCATCTGTCCGGCCAGATTATTGAAGAAGCCGCCAATGTTGGCTCCCAGGCTATTAAGAATGCCTGAGATGCGCCCCCACACGGCATTAAATACAGCCACGACCTGATCCCAGGCCGATTGCGCTAGCCCCTTCAAACGGTCCCAAATGACCCCGAGTCCCGAAACGAAGCGATCCATCTCGTTCCTGGCCCAACTGATAAGCGGATTCACCACGCTCATCACCGCATCACGTACGCCATTCCAAGCTGAGGTGGCGAGCCCCTTCAAACGATCCCAAATCACGCCCAGGCCCGAGACAAACTTATCCCACTCGTTTCTGGCCCAGGTCACTACAGCATTCACCACGCTCATCACCGCATCACGTACGCCATTCCAGGCGTTGGTCGCCAGGCCCTTGAGGGAGGCCCATAGCCCGCCCAGGAAATTGACCACATTGTTCCAGGCATCACGTAGCCAGGTGATAACCGAGTTGACCGTATTACGGATAAAGTCAACCAGCGCCTTCCAGATGTAGTTGTGGTTATAGAGCCAGGTGAAAGCGCCCACAATCCAGTTGACGGCATTCGTCCAGGAGGTCATGAGCCAGGTGATAACGGCATTGACTGCAACCATAATAGCCGTGCGTATAGCATTAAAGGCAGCAGTAGCGGCCCCGCGCAGGGTATTCCAGATACCGACAATGAAGGCAATAGCGCTATTCCAGGCCCCCCCTATCCAGGCAATTGTAGAGTTAAAAGCAGAGACGATAGCATTTTTTACGGCGTTAAAGGCGGTGACTGCCGCAGTCACCAGGGTATGCCAGAGCGCCACAAGAAAAGCAATAGCTGAGTTCCAGGCACCTGCCACCCAGTTGGCAGCGACGACCAGGAGTTTCCAGACAGCGATGAGACCCGCAACGACAGCGATGACGACGATAATCACAGCAGCACAGGCAGCAAAGGCGATAGCCAGGGTGAGTAGGCCTGCCGCAACGATGGTGATAATAATAATGCCCAGTGCCTTCATCACGACCATCAAGGCTTCCATGATCTCTTTATGCTTGGCGACCCACTTGAAAACATCGCCCAGGATCTGCATGAACTTCAAAAACAGGCCAATCACTGTAGGCAGTGCTGCCCTGATGATATCGAACATGGCATTGAAAAAAGGGGTAGCTGCCTTGATGGCATTCTCGATCGCATTGGTATGCGTCACCCAGTCGGCAAACTTCTGGATGATGGGCACGAGTTGTCCCACGATCTGCGTGAGCACCGGTAAGAGATGTGCACCGATGGTGATGAAAACCGCTTCCAGGGCCGCATGTGCCTGAGCTATCTTGGTATTGAAATTCTGTTGCGCAGTATCCCAGCCAAGCACCGCCGTCTTACTGTGGTTCATCGCATCAGCGACGGCGCGAGCGTTGGCGGAGAAGGTTGAGAAGTGCGAGCCGGTGAGTGCCAGGTAGGCTTGCAGGGAACGCTGCCCACCGATCATATCACTGACGGCGCGGTTGAAAGGCACACTCCCCTCTGGCCCTGCTTTGAGGGCTGCCTTGTAGATCATCTCCAGCGCACCAGGCAAGCTCTTCTTCAGTTCATTACCGACCGCCACGGAAGAGAGACCCATTGACTCCATCGCGACGGTTGCCTTATGCGTCGGGACTTCCAGGCTCTGGAAGAGGAAACGCAACGAGGTAGCCGAGCGTTCAGCAGGAATGCCAGCGTTGGTCATCGTAGACATGGCGCCTGCCACGTCAGCGAAAGAGATACCGATGTTTTTTGCCAGTGGCAGGATTGGCCCCATACTCGTGCTTAACTGCTCAAGGGTGAGTTTGCCGAGTTGGGTGGCGCGAGTATAGCCGTTCATGAACTGGGTGGCGTTGTACTGCGTTGTACCGTAGTCGGTCATGGCTGTGGTTAAAGCCTTAGCCACATCAACGATCTTGGCTTGTTCAGCAACCGCGCCCATGGCGGCCACCTTGAGCGTATTTTCGGCGTCGGCCCCCCTTTGGCCCGATGAAATAATCTGGTACATAGCAGGCAGGAGATCACCGGTCAGCACACCGGTAGCGACAGAGATACCGAGGATAGACTGGCCCATCTTTTGCATATTGTCGGTGACATCACCCGCCCCGGTCACGAGGCGAGCCATGCCCTGCTGGAAGTCAGCAGCAGCGCGCACCGCCACAACGCCGATAGTCACGCCGATAGCGACGGCGGCGATACCGCCCACGAGCGCCATGACCGCTCCTAATTTGAGCAGACCCGTCCCTACATCTTGCGCGCCTATGCGCATTGAGGAGAACACGCCGCCTGCACCTGTCCCCATTGTGGCAAAGCCCGAGGTGATACTGTGCAAGCCCGAGTTCATGTCGGAGAGCGCGCCCTTGGTGAAACTCCCCAGTCCGCCAATTGCCGACTGCACCAGGCGCAGCCCGAGCGTGAGGCCAGAGATATCGGCCCCGAACTTGATCAGGATTTCTCCGATGTTCACAGGCGTTCTCTCCTTTCTCGCGTCACTCGCTGCCCATCATGGCTTTCAGCTTCTCGTTTTCCAGTTCCTCCTTGTACTCCAAATACAGCATCCAGCGCATATAGTTGGTGCCTGATTTCAGGCGGAGGTACAATTCCCCGCGTGTCGCGCATCCGAAGAGTTCCATGAGTTGCATCTCACGGTACTCTAGCGGATGCTCCTTGAGTTTTTTCGCATCTCTGTCAACGCCTCCTCTGTCAACCCGTTCAACTCAGAAGCTCGCAGTGCAATGCGTTCAGTCGCTCGCCCCATCTTGGTTTGCAACATGCCCCGGTCATTTTTGTGAAAGATGTGTTGCTTGGTTTTGGGATGGCGGGCAGATAGGATGACGAGATCGGGGTAGACCTTGGTGATATCGTTATTCGACTTCATCATGGCGTTGATAAATGAAGTGCGTTCAAAGGTTGTAAGCGTGCGTAAGAGCACTGTCACTACTTTTCCGTTGTGCTTCCATTCAGGGACGGCGAGCAGTTCCTCCACCACGTCATCAATCTTGGAGATGATTTCGCGTAACTCGTTCTCATCCTCGGTTTCCAGGTATGCGGCTTCTTCAGGTGTCGCCCCGTTGGTGTGCCCTGTCTGCTCGTCGGTTGAATCCAGTTCCTCATTCTCTTCCGACTCAGCATTCTCCTCGTCGTAGAGGTTCATTTCTTCGTTTTCCAGAAGCGCTCGTTTCTTGGCTGCTCGTACCATGCGTGTAATTCTTCTTTCTTGTTAGGTTGTGCGGAAATAGGGAACGCCGTAGACATCGAAGGTCATCTGCTTATCCTCGACATCCTTGGCATCGGCCTTGGTTTCAGCGCCGGTGACAATGGCGAGGGCATCGAAGCGCATGTTGTTCGGCTTGTCCATGTACAACTGCAGGGCAACGATATTGCCGAGTTCCACGAAGATACGCCCATCGGTGCGCAGGGTCTCGATCTTGCCGGTCGCTTCTTTGGTAGTGGCCGCCTTCGTTCCCCAGCTACCAGTCGTCTGAAACTGCGTGGTGTCCTTGGTGTTCGCCTTTGGCGTATAAGACCAGCCGGTGGCACCGTCCAGTTGCGTGAGGTTGAAGTAGTAGCCGGTTGATACCCGCACAAAGTTGTTGGTGCTCACCACCCGCGCCGTATTGAAGACAATGACGCCGGAAGCATACTGAAAGGTGTAGTCAGTCACTGTTACCCAGCCGGTGCTACCATTGGGTGAATTCTGCACGACTAAAGGCTGCTGCCAGTCCCAGGCGCGGTGCACGCTCATGGTGTAGGTGATGTGATCGCCTGAGTCGGTTGCGCTCTCATTGGTCGTATTGAGTGACGGCGTGGCTGCAACCCACACGTCGGCATTGACGCCTGCCAAAATACCCAATTTTCCCCCTTCCTATGCCATCGAGAGCATCATATGAAGCATCGCAAAATCGCCTCGCTTGATCTGCTCTCCTGGCAAGCGCAAAATGGTATATCCTTTTTGCTGAAGATAGGCATCTTTCCTAGCATCCCGTGCCTGTGCTTCAGGTTTTGAGTGCCAGTATTCCCCGTCACACTCGATAACCAGCCGCTTGCTAGGAATATAGAAATCGACAATGTAGCGCCCCATAGCCCATTGAGACTCATAGGGAATATCGAGTGCCTGTAACAATTGCTCAACGATAATTTCTATGCTCGTTGGTTTTGTATATCCCTTGAAGCTCTTGTGTCCTCGTTCATCCCTCTTCTGCTCATCCTGCCAGCTCCGTATTATACCGGCACGTCGCTTAGCTCTATAGGCAGGATCAGCATTAAGAAGCTTTGATGCATCCTGCCTATGCATCTTTACGAGAGGATCACTGCTGACACGCTTCATCCCCGCGTTTACCCGTTCCTGATATCCTGCTTGAAGCTTCGTTTGTGCTAAAGTTTCTCGCGACCGTTGTTTGATTTGATCTGACTCAGCACGACTGTAAAACTCTTGCAACCGTTCACTATGGGCCTTTCTTGCTTCAGGAGTACCCACACGTAGGCTCGTTCTTTCAGATTGTTGCTTACGCATTTCAGGATCACTAAATTGTTGCGTCGTGTACTGACTCATAGCTTCCAATGCTTCTGGATGGTTAGCATAATACCGCTCATGACTTTCTCTCGAACGCTGCTTTGCTAACTCTCTCTTTTCAGGGTCTTTCGGCCATCCCATACAGTGCTCCTTTTCCGATTTATATCTGTTCAGATTATACCACAGATCGGCTTCAGAAGCCACTTTATGCCATGTTTTCACACCCTTCCAAACGGTGTATTCACACTATTACTAAACTGTTAACTATTTATGTAAACGTCAACACCCCAGTTCCATCGAAGGAAAATGTGATGAGGTTCATATCCTTGGCGTCGCTTTTCCCGTCGAAACTGATGAGAATGGCGCTACCCGTCCACTTGTGCGTGGCTGCGGCATCTATATCCATCTCAAGGGCAAAGGTATTCCCGATGCCGTTGATGAGCGCGACCTGCCCGGCGTCGGTGGCATCCAGGAAGCCGTCGCATTTGGCCGTCCACTCCTTAATAGTGGTGTTCTTGGTTCCCCAGTTACCCGTCGCCTGGAAACTCGTGGTATCCTTCGTCGAGGCTTTCGGCGTAACGCTCCACGTGTTCATCGCGCCGATAGTGTTCGCGCCGGCCTTAATCAGCCCGCCGATGCCTGCTAATGGAGTCGCCAATTTTTTCTCCTTTCCCGCTTATAGAGAGCGGTCAAAAGGTTGTGTGTTCGTTTGTATCCAGTTACAATTCAGTCGCTTTCGTGCGGAAGCGTACCGGCATATGCCGGATGTTATAGTCAGGATCGTGGAGGATGGTACTCCACTCGCATTTCAGGTAAGCCACCCCATAGTCAGGCAGCGTGAGCGGCGTATTGCCCGGCCGTGTCTCAATGAGACGCCGCACTTCTGCCAGGATCTGGTAGCATTCATCATCACTGCCTGCTCCCGAAAAGATGTCCAGCAGGAAGAGCGATTCGCTATTCACATGCCCAAAGGTCGGCATTGACCCGCCCACATGCTGCCCGTACGTGATGTAGGGCGGCGTTTGCCTCTCCGGCGCGATATCAAAGGTACCGGTGATGATGCCCATGAGCGTACTATCGCCCGTGAGACGGCCGTCTACTGCAATTTGCAGTTCCAGCAGGTACTCTTGCCGCGTCGCTGGCATCCCTTACTCCTTAGAAAAAGATGTGCCCTAAGCGAGACTCAAGACTCTTTTGCCCCACCAGAATGGGCGCCGTCATAAAGTCCTGCCCTGCTACCCAGGAACCTGAGCGCGTGTGATGCCCGAAACACTCCCAACGACTATAAATCGCG